GAGTACCTGCAAGAGGCGTGGGACATGATCCAGTTCGGCATCCGGCTGGGCACCCACACCAAGCTGATCGCCTCCACCACCCCCAAGCCCAAGGACGTGGTGATGGACCTGATCAGCCGCGACGGCGACGACGTGGCGGTCACCCGCGCCAGCACCTACAGCAACATCAAGAACCTAGCCCCATCGTTCCAGAAGCAGATCCTCCAGTACGAGGGCACCAACCTCGGGCGGCAGGAGATCCACGCGGAGATCATCGACCCCGAGGAGGGCGGCATCGTCAAGCGCGACTGGTTCAAGCTCTGGCCGGACGGCAAGCCCTTCCCCAAGTTCGAGTTCATCATCCAGAGCGTGGACGTGGCCACCAGCGAGAAGACGCAGAACGATCCGACGGCGCACATCACCTTCGGCGTATTCAAGCCGCTGGACGGCGGCATGTGCGCGATGGTGATCGACTGCTGGCAGGACCGCCTGCAATACCCCGACCTGCGCCCCCGCATCGTGGACGAGTTCGAGACCGTCTACGGCGACGGCAAGGAAAAGAAGCGCGTGGACATGCTGCTGATCGAGGACAAGAGCGCGGGCATCTCGCTGATCCAAGACCTGCGGCGGGCCGGGCTGCCGGTGATCCCGTACAACCCCGGACGGGCCGACAAGATACAGCGCCTGAGCATCGTGGCCAACGTCATCAAGGCCGGGCGCGTCTGGATACCCGAGAGCAGCGTGCGCAGGGGCTACGTGCGGGACTGGGCCGAGGGCATGATCAGTCAGGTGTGCAGCTTCCCCGAGGGCACGGCGCACGACGACTTCGTGGACGCCATGAGCCAAGCCCTGCGCTACTTGCGCGACGCCGGGTGGCTGACCATCGACTTCCCCCGCGAGTGGGTGGACGAGGACGACTACATTGACGCGGGCGGGCGTAACCGCGAGAATCCATATGCCGCGTAGAATGCGCGCCAAACCCTACCGGAGGTCGTGTGACACCACCCATTGAGCAAATGCGTGCCGAAGTGGCCGCCAGCAAAGCCAAGCCGCCCAGCCGAATTCTGATCAACGCCAAAGGCCCCGGCGGCGTCAAAGGCATCGTGGTTCCCCGGCACATGCTGCACGGCACCCAACACGCGGAGGGCATGGACAAGATCAACGAGGCCCGCGCGGCAACCTACGGCGCAGAGAACCGCCCCCCGCTCACGCTCGGCCAGATGGGCCAGATTCACAAGAACACGCTGGAAGAGCACTTCAGCAAGCCGGTGGCCGACCAGATCGGCATCGAGAAGGACGCCCTGCAACGGCTGCGGGCGGCCAAGCACATAGGCAAGACCGCCAACACGCTGGACAAAAGCGAGAAGCTCGACACCGTCCGCCATGAGCACGATGAGCAGGGCCGCACCTACGAAGGGTTTGCGTCCAAGGGCATCGCGGGCCACGCGCTGTACACATCCGGCCACGGGCCGAACGAGCAGCGCCATGTGCTCAATACTTGCGCTGGCCAGACCGAAGGCTGCGGCGGCGGAACCGACAAGAACGGCGTGGTGGACACCAGCAAGGGCACATGCTTTGCCCCCAACGCAGAGTCCCAGTACGTCAACGCCGCTGTCCGGCGCGCGTGCCACGCACAGGCCAAGCACGACCCGGCCATGACCAAGGACTGGATACTGGCGCACACCGGCTCGATGCGCGAAGCCGCCAGCGGTGCGGACAAGCGCAACGCCCGCCTGCTGTTCCGCCCCAACGTGGTGGACGAGACCGACGTGTCATCCCGCCATGTCATCCGGGGCCTGAACAAGCAGCGCGAGGCCGAAGGCAAGCCGCCCATCACCGCAAACTCATACGGCAAGACCAATGAGATGCACGACCCGGAGAACGGCTACCACGTCACCTACTCCAACGTCGGCCCAAAGACCAAGCAGGGCAGCTCGATTGCCGAGAACATCGCCCGCGACAAGCAGCGCGTTCGGTCCACCATCATGGCCACGACCGGCAAGGGCGAAGACCTAGTCAACGACGACGGCCACAAGACGCCGCCCAAGGGTTCGTACATGGTGACCGATGTCAAGCGCGACTCGCCCATGGCCAAGAAGATGGAGAAGGCCATCACCCACGCCAAGTATTGGACTACCGGGCGGCCCACCAGCGAATTGTCCGAGGCAGAGAAGGCGGAAGGCCCGTCCGGCCACTTCGGACCCAACGGCAAGCCCACGACCCCGGACAAGGCGCATTTTGGCCACACCACGCTGAACGACAAGCGCTACGACTACCAGAAGCAGCACATCCTGCATCCGCGTCTGGTGCAAGTCGGCAAGAATGACGACGGGACGCCGCACATGATCCCGACCGATTCGCGGTTCAAGGACCCGGACTTCTTGCCCAAGGACCGGTTCAAGACCAAGAACGGCAAAGAGGCTGGCCATCTGCTGATGACCACGCCGACCACATCCACCAGCACGGTGCAGCACCAGTCGGCGTTCACCCACCACGTAAACGACGGCCACATCGAACACGCAAAAAACAACAACGGCGAGTACGAGATTGACCCGCCGCACGCGCAGGAAGCCAGCGCGGGCAAAGAGTACGCGCCGCCCCAATCCATCAAGTTCATGGCCACCGGCGGCCATGTTGCGCGTTCCGGCTTTGGCATCTTGCACCCCAGCCACCGTGAGAGCCAGTTCGACGAGTACATGGGCAGCCCCGAAATGAGCTTTGCCGCCCAGTTCCATCTGGCGCATCGCCACGATCCGGAAGAGCGCGAAGAGTGGACTCCAATAAAACGTGCGGCGCACAAGCCCAGCCGCAAGATGGCTGATGGCGGCGCGGTCGAGCCGGACAAGGACGAGATGCTGGCCAGCCTGATGCTGCGCAAGACGCCCGACTCCATGAACATCAAGAACGTCGGCGTCAACGAGGCACCCAACCTGCCGATCAAGGCGTTCGTGTCGCCCAACGGCGGCAACGGCGAGGGCCTGCCCATCGGCGGCGTGGACTTCCAGCCCATGCAGCCCGGCAGGCAGATGATGCCCGGCCAGCCCGGCCAGCCCGGCCAACCGCCCATGGGGCAGCCCGGACAGCCGCCTGCGCCACCGCAAGGCGGTTTGCCCGGCCAGCCACCGGCACCGCCCAAGCCCGGCCAGCCCCAGAGCAACATCCTTGCCCTGACCCAGCAAGGGCAAGCCATGCAGGCTATGCGGCCGAACCCGCAGGCCATGCCGCAAAACCCCGCGATGCCGCAGCGCCCGGCCATGCCGCGCATGGCGCGTGGCGGATCGACCAACGACATTAAACTTGAGGAGCGCCCACTGTGAGCTTCTACTCCCCTATCGACCGGCTGGCCCAGACGCTTCCCCGTCCCAAGGGGACCGGCGCGGAGTTCATGACCGAACTCAGCAAGATGCCCGGCTACAAGACGCAGGAGGCCGAGGACCGTGGGCTGCAAGCGCTGGTGAACCTGCCCAAGATGGAGCGGGCGCAGTTCATGGAGGCGTTGAAGCGCAAACCGCCGGTGACGCCTTCCACCCTTGATTCCCGCGATGTTGGAAGTCATCACCACGAGCAATGGACGCTGCCGGGCGGAAGCAACTACCGCGAGATATTGCTGAAACACCCAAAAGGCAAGTTTGAAGGCGTAGAGGGCCACTTCGGTGGGGCCCCCAACATACTGGCCAGCGTCCGTGCCAAGGACCGCACCGGGCCCAACGGCGAAAAGATTCTGCACATCGAAGAGCTGCAATCGGATTGGCACCAGCAGGGGCGCGATAAAGGGTACGTGCTGCCTAGCATCGTTAAGCAGGTCGAGGCCGCTGAGATTGCGCACCGCAAATTGAAACAACAACTGGACGAGGCGAAGCAGCATTCGGCTCTTTCGCAGGGGTACTTGGATGACCCGGCTCCGTTCTACCAAGTCCCTGAAAGGCGTCAGCGTTTTGAAGCGGGCAAGCTGGAGGCCAATAACAAAATCATGGAGCTGATGCCGCAGGTCATGAAGGCCGAGGCAGAGCACCAAGACCTGCTGCACAAGTCAAAAACCGCCGTGCCCGACGCCCCGTTCAAAAAGAACTGGCACGAGATGGCGCTCAAGAAAATGATCCACCACGCCGCCGCCAACGGCTACGACTCCATCGCCATCACGCCGGGGCAAGAGCAGGCGGATCGGTATGGGCTGGCCAAGCACGTTGGCCTTATCAGGCATATGACGCACGCAGATAATCCCAATAGCGGAAT